ACAGGTGGTTCTGATGGACATCAAACAGAATTATCAACTAAAGCCACTGGATTTACATGTAAACCACATACTCAGTGGTGGGTAGAAGCAGAATTTAAATGTGAAGATCACGATGCTTGTGAATTTTTCTTTGGAGTAGCTGAAGAAGCAATAACTACAGATTCATGGCATTTAGTAGCTGCAGCAGCAGGTAAAGATAAAGTAGGATTTGTTAAAGCAGTACACAATCAAGATGGTGTTGCTTATGCTGCTTGTAAAAATGGTGCAGGAACCATTTCTTCCTCTTTAGATACAAATTTACTATATGATACAGATGCAGACATATTAAATTTAGGTATTTATTGGGATGGTACAAGTTTAAAATTTTATAATTCTATAAGAGCAACAGGAGCAAAAAGAGCAGACTTAACATTAAATACAACAGTTACAAGTAATATACCTAATGATTCTAATTTAAGACTATGTTTATATAATGAAACGGGTGAAGGTGCAACTCATACTATGACTATAAACTATGTTAGAGGAGCTATTTGGTCTTAATAGTATTTAATTTATGAAATGGTTATATAAAGAAAAAGAAATTAATGAAATTTCTGACCTTCCTAAAAAGGCATTTGGTTTTATTTATCAAACAACTCATTTACCTACAAACAAAAAATACATTGGTAAAAAATCTTTAATTTATAATTTAAAGAAAAAATTAGGTAAAAAAGAAAAAGCACTTTGGGAAGGTAAGGGTCGTCCTCCTGTATATAAACAAATACAAAAAGAAAGTGATTGGAAAACTTACTATGGTTCTCATATTTTTATTAAGGAAGCAAATAAAGAAGATTTAGAAAGAAAAATTTTACAAGTGGCTTTTCATAAAAAAGAACTTACATATTTAGAATGTAAATACCAGTTTATATTTGAAGTATTAGAAGATAAAAAGTATATTAATGATAATATATTAGGTAAGTTTTATGATAGAGACTTTAGATGAAAGAAGATTTATTAAAAAAGTTATTAGAATCAGTTTTAGGAAGAAGTAAGCCAGCTCGTGGAGGTGAAGAAGCTGTATTTACTTGTCCTTCTTGTAATCACCATAAGAAAAAACTTACATTAAATTTATTAACACAAAAATTTCAGTGTTGGGTTTGTGGTTATAAGGGACATCGTGCTTTTAAATTATTAAAACAAATAAAAGCACCACAAAAAGCATACGAACTTTTAAAAGAAATCGACTCTCAGTATAGTTTTAAAAAACAAATAACTAGTAAAATACCTACGGGTTCTTTGCATTTACCTCAAGGAGTAACGCCAATAATATCTTCTTCAGCAATATTATCGAAACACGCACTACATTATTTAAATCAAAGAGGAATCACACTCCAGGACGTAGTTAAATATGATTTACATTATTGTGAACAGGGAGAATTAAGAAATATGGTTGTAATTCCCTCATATGATAAAGACGGTTTTTTAAACTATTATGTAGGTAGATCGTTTGATAAAAACGCATATATTAAACATAAATTGGCTTCCAGTACCAAGGACATAATTGGTTTTGAAATGTATATAAATTGGGATCTTCCTATTATTCTTTGTGAAGGTGCGTTTGATGCTATGGCAATTAAACGTAATGCAATTCCTCTATTTGGTAAAAAAATATCTACTACATTAATGAAAAAGATTATTGAAAGTAATGTAGAAAAAATATATCTTGCTTTAGATGAAGATGCTCTCAAAGATGCCTTTAAACATGCAGAAACATTTCTATCCTATGGAAAAAAAGTTTATCTTATAGAAATGGGGGATAAAGATCCATCTGAATTGGGTTTTAAAGAATTTACAAAATTACTCCATGATGCAACAAAGCTTACAACTTCCACATTAATGAAAAAAAGGCTAGCCTTGTCATAAGGGGTCATATTTATAATAAATTGTACAATTAATGTCAAAAATCGCACTTTTACCAGGAGGATTCAAACCCCCTCATGCCGGTCATTATAATATGGCTAAATGGTTATCTGCAAACACAGGTGCGGATAAAACTATAATCTTTGTAGGCCCAAAAGAAAGAGATGGCATTACACAAGAAATGTCCCTTAAATTATGGAAAATTTACATACAAAATGACTCAGGATTAGAAGTAAGACCAGCAGGAGTTTCTCCAGTAAGAGATGTTTATGATTTTGTAGAACAAGATGCCCCTGAAGGGTCCACAGTATTTTTGGGAATGGGTGAAAAAGATATTAGTGATAAACGTTTTGCTAATATACCTAAGTTTGCTGAACCTAGAGGAATTAAATTTGAGACTAAATTAGTACCTCCACAAGCGGGAGGCGTATCAGGTACACAAATGAGAGGTTTTATTAAAGATAATGATAAAGCAAATTTCCAATATTATTTACCTGATCATTTATCAAACGAACAAAAAGAACAGGCTTGGGATACAGTAACAGGTTTAGATGAAGATTTATATAATCCAGAAGATAAAGTTTTAGATTATATGAGGAGTAGTGTCCCTGGTCCTAAAGATGATATTCCTAGAGCTTACAGATATAAAAGAGGAGGATTATATACTGGTGGGGGAATGGGTTTCGGAGGAATGTATGAAGATGCTCAATTTGAAAAAGGTAAAGTTTTACATGTTTATGATTTTGATGATACAATAGCTAAGGTAAAAGCAAATATAAGAACAGTTATTACTAGTCCTAACGATCCTGATTTTTTTCAAGAATTAGATATAGCATCTACTGAATTTCCAGAAAAAAGTAAAGAATTAGAAACAAGATTAGGTCATTTAGATATTACTTATGATTTTGGAGAATTTGAAAAACAAATAAATAATGCTATTGTAAACAGTAAAGTTGTAAGTAAATTAAAAAATTCACTTAGTAGACCTGATATAAAAACAACTATACTAACTGCTCGTTCTATAGGACATCCTGTAACAAGATATCTAAAAAAAGATTTAGGACTAGATGCTTATGTAGTTCCTTTAGGAATGCAGGTAGATGGTAAAGTAAGAGGTATAGATAAAGCTAATTGGATAGAAAACCATATTAAAAAAGGTTACCAAACAATTTATTTTATAGATGACTCAGAAGAAAATAGAGTAGCAGTAGCAAGTTTAAAAGATAAATATCCTGACATAATATTAAAAGTAGAAGACCCAGCAGCAGTTAGTGAAATGATGATGGGTATGATGACTAAACAAGAAAAAGCTAAACATGCTAAAAACATGAAACGTTTAAAAAAGGATATGTCTAAAATGAGGGGAAACAACTATGGTGGTGGAGGTTATAAAGTACCTGATTATGTAAAGGGTACTCTTACAAGAAAATACTATGAAGAAATGTCATCTGCAGATTTAGATTCCGTAGAAAATTATGCAGATAATAAATTGGATCCCATTGATATAGAATTTACTAATCACTTTTTTGATAGATTAAATGATCCTCGTAATGATAAAGAAATTTCAAGTGCTGAATTGATTGGGTTTTTTAAACGTTTATCTAAAAATAAAAAAGCATTTATTGAATTTTTAAAAACATATAAAGAAGTAGTAGCAACAGATAATAGAACAAATCTTAATATACCTTTTGTAAATCAAGCTAATAAAGCAATTGCTAAAACAGTAATGAGAAAAAAAGATTTTCAAACTTCAAACCCTCAATTAGATTTAGAAAGAAAGCTTACAAAAGGAGAACTTAAAGATAGAGAAAGAATAGCTCAAGATTTACCAGATAAAGAATTTAAAAAACGTTATGGTAAAGATTGGAAATCAGTAAAATTAGCTACTGCAACTAAATTAGCGAAAAAAGAAGGAATGTATCCTCCATATAAAGCAGATCAAGTACAAAAAGTAAGATATCAAGCAAGTGATACTTTTACAAATAGTCCTAAACAAGCCAAAAAAAGAGGTTATTTAGAAGAAATAGGAATAGACTTATCAAATTACAAAGGACAAATACTTCCAGGCGATGTTTTAAGAGCCCCAAAGGGTTTTCCTTTAGGGGGTAAAAAATTAGAAAAATCAATACAACTTAAAGTAATTAAAAATAGTAGAGAAGGAGTAAATAGATATAAATTATCCTTAGAAGATAAAGATGGTAAAAAATATACTGTTAGAAACTTTCAAATGGATGGTGAATATAAAGGTAAAAAATTACCTAAATGGGGTTTAGTAAGAAAATCAAGAAAAAACATTAATGAGGGTGATCCTAAAAAAGGAACGGGTAAAAAACCAAAAGGATCGGGAAGAAGATTATACACAGATGAAGACCCATCAGATACAGTTAAAGTAAAATTTTCAACTAGACAAGATATAGTAGACACTTTAAGTAAAAAATCATTTAAAGCTAAATCTCATGCTCGTAAATCACAAATTATTAATTTAATACATCAAAGAGTAAGAGCAGCTTTAAGTAGGACTAAAGATCCTAAAAAGAAAGCTAAATTAAGATCAGGATTTGAATATATTAAAAAACGTAAAGAAGCATCTAAAAGAAAAACAAAACGAATGAGAAAAGAAGCAGCACTTACTAAAAATTGGTGGAAAGAAATAATAAATGAAATATTATTAACGGAAGGAGGAGCAGCAGGTCATATGGCTCATCCCTTCAATTTACCAAATGTAAATAATGGTAAACAATTATTAGATGTTTTTAAAAAATCAGCAGATTCTTTAGATAAAAATCCAGGAGCAGTAAAAATAGACGGAGTAAATAGTTCTATCAGATTAGTAGATTTGGATGGTAAAAAACAGTTTGTAATGGATAGAGGTTCTAAAAAAGAACTTGATATAAAAGGTATTACAAAAGATGATTTATTAAGTAGATTTGGAGACGGTCACGGAATGGTAAAAGTGGGGGGAGAAGTATTAGATATGTTTAATGAAGCTTTACCTGAATTAGAAAATGATCTTAAAAAATTAGGAGCATATGATAATCCAAACATACTTTTTAATATGGAATATGTTAGTGGAAAAACTAACGTGCAAGATTATGGTTCTAATTTTATAGCAATTCATGGTTTAAATAAAATAGAAAGCAAAGAAGTACAGGGTAAACGAAAAATGTTAACTAAAAGAATATCATCAGAAATATCTTATGATAAAAATGCTTTAGATTCTTTACTTAAAAATTTAGAACCAATTGCTAAAAAAAGAGGATATGAAGTTTATGGATCTGTACCTACAAAAATGACTAAAAAACCTAATTTTAACGCTGCACTCTCTAAAAATTATACAGTAAACGCAGGTGAAAATTCAGAAACAAAATCATTGGGACAATGGTTAAATACATTAAGTAACATCCCTGAAACTGATTTTATATTTATGAATGTAGGATATAAACAAGATAGTAGTACGATAAATAGAAAAAAAGTAGGTGCTGTTTCTAAACAAGTTTATCTTGCAATTCTCAATGGAGATAATGTTGATGGATTGTTTGAAAAATATGAAGATAAAGAAAAAGCAATACAAGGATTTGTAACCTATCTTGCAACTGAAAAATTAGGAGATGAAGTACTTAAAGTATTAGATTCACCTATGGGATCAGTTGAAAATCATGAGGGAGTAGTAATAAGAGACAATAGCATAGCTAATGTTCCTTTTAAAATAACTGGAAAATTTATATTAGGGGGATTAGCTTCAGATTTTTAATGGAATAAAAAATAAATATTATGGCAAAAGTTTATGATAAATACGGAAGACCAATAGGATTTTCAGACGCAACAGGATTACCTAGTCACCAAAGTAAAGGACTAGGAGATACAGTAGAAAAATTTACTAGAGCTACAGGAATAAAAAAAGCTGTAGATGTGGTTTCTAAAGCTGTAGGTAAAGATTGTGGCTGCAATAAACGTAAAGACAAGTTAAATAAGATGTTTCCTTATAAAAAATAAAAAATGGACAGAATAAAAAACTTATCATTAGATCAAAAAGCTAAATTATATTATATGGCTTTACTTCAAAAAGGTATGATAGACAGATTACCAGATGATCCTAAAGCAGCTTATGTTAGAGACATGATGGGTAAAATGGAAGAGGGTGACACTTACGAAAAAATGGCTGCTAAGGGCAAAAAACGTGGTAACCTAAAACAGGGTACTGTTAGAAAAAGATTAAAAATTAAAGATGGAGAAAAAATTCCTTTATCTAAAATAAATAAAGCTATTTCAAAGATAAAGAAAATGAAAAATCCAAGTGAAAAAAATAAAAAATATTTAAAGGCACTTAATTTAGCTAAAACCCTTAAAACAACTACTAATGTAAGAGAAATAGCTAATGAATTAGGATATTTAAATGAAGAAGAAATGTATGGTTTTACAGTAAAAGGAGCTAATTTTACATACACTGAACAAGGAGGTATGTTTTACGGAGTTTATTTATATGATGTACCTGCTACAGCAAATGTGCAATGGAGAGAAAAAATTAGATCAGCTGATGAAGCAACAAAATGGTTACAAAGTTTAGGAATTCAAGAAACAGTACCTAGAAGATATGATGAGGGTACATTAGATAAAATAGTAATGATATTAAAAAATAAAGGAATCGTAGCTGACCATGATGATTTCTTTGATGTAAGTTAAAAGTTATGTTAAAAAAGGAATTTAAAAGAAAAGATGTTAATAGAGCCCGTAATTTACTTACGGGCAATTCTAATGCTTCGACAGGTACCCAAATTGGTTATAATAAAACTAAAAAAGATTATAAAGAAGGAGATGTTTGGACTGAAGGAAGAAAAACATGGACAATAAAAAATGGTATAAAACAAACTATTTCTAAATTAGATACAATTAAAAAAGAAGTATTTACCCCATTATGTTGCCCAAATTGTGGTAAAGTAATGAAAGGACAATTAGATAAATTTAATTATAAAGTACATAAAAAATGTCATGATTGTGTTGTAGAATTTGAACATAAATTAAAGATTAGAGGTAAATATGATGCTTACATAAAAAAACTTGAAGCTAAAAACTCACTTGATATAGTAGATGAAATAGAGTCATATTTATTAGACGCAATAAACACTTCAAATTCTGGATATGTTTCAGAAGATGGTGTTATTGAAAGATGGGTAGGAGGTGTTAATAAAGCAGAACTTACTAAACAAGTAAAAGAAGCTTCAAAAACACGTCGTGAACATTTGAAAAAAGAATTAGATGACAAAAAAAGAACTTAGAGAATTGATTAGAAATACCATAAAAGAATACACGGGCACTGGAGCTAGCGGTTTTCCTGGTGGTAAAGGGGGTGATGGTAATAGAATTACTTCTCCTAGGCCTTTTGTTGATGAAGAAGATGAAATAGAAAATTATACCAAAAAAGGAGCTCCATATGGAGGTGCTGAAGGTGGTCATTATAGAAAAGAACCAGCAAATAGAGTTTACCCTAACAGAGATCCAAGAGGTGGTATGTTTGAAATAAAATAAAATGAAAAAAAGAGACATCATAAAATTAGTTAAAGAAACCGTAGCTGAAAAAAGAAAATTCTACGGTGTGCATGACACTTATGGAGCTAGTCCTCGTCAAAGAAGAAATTTAAGTGGTTTACCAGGCGTAATGGAAGATGAAGACTTAAAAGAATTTACTGATTATGGTCAGTCAGGAAGATATCCTAAAAAAGAAAAACCAGGCGATATGTTCCAACAAAAGGAAGTAGAAGATTTATTTCCTAATGGTATGGCTTCCAGAAGTAATAAAGCATTTCAAGCTAGAGTAAAACAACACGCTGACTGGACTGAACAATCTGCTTATAATAATACTTTTGTTCATATGCAGTATCATGAAACAAAAGGCTTAGAAGACGAGTATTTTATTTACCAAACACAACATTATAATAGTAATTATGATGACTTTAGAAACCCCAAATTTACAATATTAAGTATTACAAAAAATAAGGACACTGAAAAAGAAGAAGATTTAGGTGAATATATTGTTGATACTGATGCTTATATAAGAGATTTAAATAAGTTTGATGAACAGGGTAACTTAGGAAAAAGAGTAATGGAATCACCACTATTTAGAACAGGAGTTAAAATGGACATGGCTCCAAAAGAAATGGCTCCAAGAATTAAAAAAGTATTTGATATGGTGAATGGAGCTAAAAATCCAGTTCAAACACCAGAATTTTGGAAAAATTTCTTTAAATCAAGATATGGAATACCTTTTCCAGAAAGTTTAAAAAATATTACAATGAAACAAGCATTAGCAATGAATAAATTCGGAAACGATATGAAAAATAATATTAGAGAGGACATCACGGACGATATATCAAAAGCTGAGGATGAAGTTCAAAAAGCAACACAAATGAAAGCAGACGCAGAAGTAAAAGTAGCTAATTTAAGAAAGAAAAAAGCAGACGGTGAAAAAGGAGCTTTAGAGGAAGATGATATGGATTTTGATAGAGAGGGTAGAATGGCAAAATCACAAATGTATAAAATGAAAACATATGTAGATAAGTTATCTATGATGCTGGATGATGGAGCACAATTACCATCATGGGTTCAAGCTAAATTAACAAAAGCATCTAGTATGATGTCTGCTGTTTATCATTACTTAGATTATGAAATGGTAAGATCTCAAGATAATCTTATGGAGCATATAGACAAATATAAAAAAAGAGCTACTCTTATGGAAGGTGCTATGAAAAAATTCTTTGAAATGTTTGATGAAGGGATGACAGATGAAGAAGTTGTCCAGGAATATGCTAAAAGAGGAACACAAATTCCAGAAACTTTCGTAGGTAAAGCAAGAAAACAATATGAAGGTTTGAAAAAAATGAAATTAGAACTAGAAATGAGTGAAAAAGAATACAGAAACTCAGCTACTAAAATGGTAAATAATCCAGAAGAGGGATATGGAATGGAAGAAGAAAAACAATTAGCATCGGGAATAACAAATGAAAAACTTGATCCTGTAGGAAAAGAAGATGATGATATAGATAATGATGGTGATGTTGATAAAACGGATAAATATTTAGCTAATAGACGTAAAGCAGTATCAAAAGCAATTAATAAACAAAAGAAAAAATAAATACTATGGATAGAATTGAAAAAGTAGAATTAATAGTAGACACGGGAGAATACACAGGAAGTTTTGTTAAACTTCAACCAATAACTTTTGGAGGAGACTCTGCGGAAGGAACATCGTTTGCTCAATTTTCACATATGACTATTGGAAGATTTAACATAGGAGATAGCACAGTAATAGGTCCTAGTAATGACATTACAAGTTCGTTTATTGTATCAGGTTCTGGAGGTGAAATAACTGCTCCAATATATTCTTTCAAATTAGCAGCTGGTGGAGTTTTAGCTTATAAATCTCAGGCATAACCATGAAACTACTTAGAGAATATATAAAAAAAGAAGTTAAAAAAATATCTGAGGAATTAGGTATGAGGAAATATCCCTTACCTGTGGAAATTAGAAATTCTCTAGTTAATGATCTTAAATTAAGGCCTCTTATTAGATATGTTAATAATGTAAAAGCAGCAAATACAATACCTCCCTCTTACAAAATATTTTTACATAATGGTCAAGACTTTGATTTATATATTGAAGAAAGATCTATTGTAGTTAAAATAGGATCCAAATCTTATTTTTTAATGGATAGAGAAGAAAATGCTGAAGCAATTAAGGAACTAAACAGACTATTAACTAAACCTATCCCCAGCACAGGAGATGAGGATACAGGAGAAACAACAGGAGATGAAGGTGGAGAAACAGATGCTGGAGGAGGAGCAGCCACAGAACCAGAACCTGAAGAACCAGCAGAAGAACCAGAAGCATAATGGATTTTAAACAAGCATTTAAGGATTTATATCAAGACGCTAAAGAAAAATACGATATTCAACAAGCGCCTAAACTTATCTTACGTAAAGATGAGGAAAATGCAGACATGCTTTTTGGTAGAACTGCCTTTTACCAACCAGACACACAAACAATAGTAGTTTACACAACAAATAGACATCCCAAAGATATACTAAGGTCTTATTGTCATGAATTAATACATCACGTACAAAATGAAAGGGGTGATTTAAAAATGGGGGATGCCTCAAACCCAAAATATGCACAAGATGATGATCATATGAGAAAAATGGAAATGGAAGCTTATTTAAAAGGCAATTTATTACTTAGAGACTTTGAAGATAATTTTAAATATGAATAAAAAATAAAACGTTATGAGTATAATAGGAAAAATATTCTCTGGTGGAGCTGGAGAACTCGTTAAAAATGTAGGAGGAGTTATAGATAGCCTACATACATCTAAAGAAGAAAAACTAGCAGCAGAACAAAAAATCCAAGAACTAGTTTCGGATTATGAAACAAAAATGGAAGCTAACATAACTGATCGTTGGAAATCAGATATGAATAGTGATTCCTGGTTAAGTAAAAATGTAAGACCATTAGTATTAATCTTTCTAGTTGTCTGCACAGTTTTAATGATATTTATTGATGCAGGAACTATAGAATTTAATGTTGAACAAAAATGGACAGATTTACTTCAACTTGTATTAATCACAGTGATTGGTGCTTATTTTGGTGGTCGTTCATTTGAAAAAAGAAAAAAATAAAATGAAAAAATTTATTTGCGATTTAATATATGCACTATCATTTAGAAATCTATGTTTAGGATGGTGTGGTTCAAAACTAAAATGCGATTGTAATTGTAATTGCTAAAAACATTTAGTCCGATTCATAGCCGGACGATTTAAAAAAACATTAAGGAGCTGTGGCCCAATCATTTGGATTGGGTCACTTTTTTTTATACATTAACTAAAAATAAAATTAAAAATGACAAAAGTAGTAATTGTAGGAGCGGGGGTTGCGGGTATTAATGCAGCAACAAAATTAGTAGACAATAATTTTAAGGGAAAAATTACTATCATTGATATGGGTAAAAATCCATATGATAGATTACCTGAAGAAGTAATGACAGGTATGTTAGGTGCAGGTGGTTGGTCTGATGGTAAATTAACTTACCACACTTCAATAGGTGGTCAGTTGTCTAAATACTGTGGAGACGAAAAGGCAATGGAGTTAATGGATCAAGTAATTACTAATTTTAAAAGATTCCACCCTAAACCAGAAGAAGTACAATGTTCTAACCCAGTGGCAGAACCTGACTTTATCAAACCCTATTTTGGCTTAAGATTATTCCCAGTATGGCATGTAGGTACAGATTACTTACATGAAATAGGTAAAAATTGGTACAACTATTTAGTAGATAATGGTGTTGAATTCCATTGGGAAACTAAGGTTACTGATATTAATTTTTATAAAAAGTTAGTATTTTGTAATAAAGATAAACACCATTCCTATCATAAACTTATTTTTGGAGTAGGTAAATCAGGAATTGATTTTGGTAAACAATTAGCAGAAAAGTATAGTTTACCTACAGAACCTAAATCAGTACAAATTGGAGTACGTTTTGAAGCACCACAAAAACACTTTCAAAAATTAATTGATGTGTCTTATGATTTTAAATTATATAGAAAATATGATGATAAAGGTGTATCATTAAGATCATTTTGTACTAATAATAATGCTGCTTATGTAGCTGCTGAACACACTTATGGGGATATAAGTTATAATGGTCATGCTAAAAAAGACCCATCGTACAGAAATGATATGACTAATTTTGGTATTTTAATGGAAATTAGAGGTATAGATAAACCATTTGACTGGTCAAGAGCAGCAGTAGAAAAATTACAACATGAAGGTGTAGGAATGTTTTACTCACCATCACACAGAGTACCCTCAAAAACATCAGAAGGTGATTATGTAAAAACACATGTTGTAAATAGTATGGATCCTTTATGGGAAGCTATTGGAGATTATGCTTCATATATTCATGAATTTATTGAAGATATGGAAACAGTATTTCCTACATTAGGGAAAGATTGGGGTATTTATATGCCTGAAGTAAAATACTTATCACCTGAACCTTTAGTTAATTATAAAGATTTAAGTCTTACTAGGTTCCCTGACATATATTTTGTAGGTGATGCATTATCAGCAAGAGGTATAACAGTATCAGGAGCTCAAGGTACATATGTTGCTGAAGCGTTATTAAAAGTAAAAGAAGAATATCCTGATTATCATGAACACTCAATTTTTTAAAATATGAAACCAACAAAAGAAGAATTACAAAACATTAGAAAATGGATTAATCCAAAATGTAAAGCAAGAAACTGTTATAAAATTGAAGAAGATGGCACTAAAACAACAGTAAAAGTTTTAGATTACGGGCATAAAGCAGTATTTCATAGTGAAGAAGGTCCCGCTTTAATTAATAAAAAACAAAGAAGAAAAGAATATTATTTAAATGGTATTGAATATGATTATGAAGTATGGAATGAAATAATAAAGGGTAAAGAGGGATTACCTTGGTATAAAAATCCTGCACATAAAGGAACAGCAAGACATTAATATATGAGAATAGGATTTTGTGGAACAATGAGTGTAGGAAAAACTACACTAGTAAATGCATTAAAAAAATTACCTGAATTTAAGGATTACCATTTTAGAACAGAGCGTTCTAAACATCTAATGAATTTAGGAATACCTTTAAACACAGATAGTACATTAAAGGGACAATTAGTTTTTGCTTCTGAAAGAGCAGCTGAATTAATGCAAGAAAATATAATAACAGATAGAACGGTTATTGATGTTATGGCTTTTAGTGAATTATCTACATCAATGAGTAAAGCTGAAAAACAACATATAAGTGGGGTTTTATGGCATCTTATAAAAGAATATGATATTATATTCCATATAGATGATCTTTCTATTCCCATTGAAGATAATGGGGTTAGAGAAACAGATAAAGACTACAGATTAGCTATTCATGAAAAAATATCTTCTATATTAGGAATGCATAGATTAATGCCTGGTAAAGTAGTTACAATTTCAGGAACTACTGAAGAACGTATAAAACAAATTAAATCAACAATAGATTTATATGTATAACATATAATATGGCTCAACAAAACATAAAACAAATAATAAAACAGGAGTACATTAAATGTGCTAAGGATCCTGTATACTTTATGAAAAAATACTGTTGGATTCAACATCCAACAAGGGGCCGTGTACAATTTAATTTATATCCTTTTCAGGAAGGTACGCTAAATTTACTACAAAAAAATGATAGAAATATTATTTTAAAATCTAGACAGTTAGGTATTTCAACTTTATCTGCAGGTATTTCTTTATGGATGATGATATTCCAAAAAGATAAATCTATATTAGTTGTTGCAACAAAGCAAGATACAGCTAAAAATCTAGTAACAAAAGTTAAATTTATGTATGATAATTTACCTTCTTGGTTACAAATTGGTTTTACTGAAAAAAATAAATTAGCATTACGACTAAAAAATGGTTCTCAAATTAAAGCAGTATCAGCAGCAAGTGATGCTGGTAGATCAGAAGCAATTTCCCTACTAATTATTGATGAGGCTGCCTTTATTGAAGAAAATAGAATAGAAGAAATTTGGGGTTCATCACAACAAACTCTATCAACGGGAGGTAAAGCAATTGTACTTTCTACACCAAACGGAACAGGTAACTTCTTCCACAGAATGTGGATTAAAGCAGAAGAAGGAAGTAATGGGTTTGTACCTATTAGATTACCATGGACAGTACATCCTGAAAGAAATGAAGCTTGGAGACAACAACAAGATGATGAATTAGGTCCAAGAATGGCGGCACAAGAATGTGATTGTGATTTTACTACCTCAGGTAATGTCGTATTTGAATCTGAATTAATGAATTTTATTGAATCCACTAATATATGTGAACCTATAGAAAGAAGAGGTATAGAAGGAGGATTACATATTTGGGAATATCCAGATTATACAAGACAATATATGATTACAGCCGATGTAGCCAGAGGTGATTCTTTAGATTATTCTGCTTTTCATATTGTAGACATTGAAGAATGTAAACAAATTGGTGAGTTTAAAGGTCAAATAGGTACAAAAGAATTTGGACATATGTTAGTTTCTATAGCTACTGAATTTAATAACGCTCTACTTGTCATTGAAAATGCTAATATAGGTTGGAATACTATTCAAGTAGTAATAGATAAGGGATATAGTAATTTATATTATTCTCCTAAAGGAGACGCAGCAACGAGTGCAGACGCATTTTTAGCTAAGGGGTATGATATAACAGATACATCTAAAATGGTTCCTGGTTTTACAATGTCGATGAAAACAAGACCCTTAACTATAGGAAAATTAGATGCTTATTTAAGAGAAAAATCAATATTAATTCAAGGAAAAAGAACATTAGAAGAAATGAGAACTTTTATTTGGAAAAATGGAAGAGCAGAAGCACAAACAGGATATAATGATGATTTAGTAATGTCTTTAGCAACAGCATGTTATGTTAGAGATACAGCACTTAAATTTGCACAACAAGGAATTGATATAACAAAAGCAGCACTAAAAAATTTCTCAAAAAGTGCCCCTATAATTTACACTGGAGGGGTAAATAAAAAAGATGCAGGTTGGACTCAGGATTTAGGAGAACATGGACAACAAGATTTAACTTGGCTTCTTTAATATGTATTAAAAAACAATATAAATGGCAGACACTAGTTTATTTACCAGATTAAGAAGATTATTTTCAAACGATGTTATTATTCGTAACGTTGGTGGAAAACAATTAAAAATTATGGATACAGGTAGGATCCAAAAATATGGAAACCTAGCTACAAATTCATTATATGATAGATTTACACGTTTACATAAACCTGTAGGATCATCTTTACAGTATAACCCAACTCTTAATTATCAGTCAATGAGACTACAGCTTTATAGTGATTATGAAGCTATGGATCATGACCCTATTATAGCAGCAGCACTAGATATTATCTCTGATGAAACTACTAATAGAAATGAATATGGAGATGTTTTAAATATTAATTCATCAGATGAAAATGTAAGAAAAGTATTACATAATTTATTTTATGATGTTTTAAATATTGAATTTAATTTATCTACATGGATTAGAAATATGTGTAAGTATGGAGACTTTTACTTAAAAATGGAAGTTTCAGAAAAATTTGGGGTATATAACGTCCTTCCTTTATCTGTTTATGAGGTAGTAAGAGAAGAGGGAACAGATCCTGAAAACCCATCTTATGTTAGATTTACTATGGACCCAAATGGTTTAGCTTCGGGTGCAACTAACACAATTAGACGAGATCAATTTACATTAGAAAACTATGAAATAGCACATTTTAGACTACTTACGGATTCTAATTATCTTCCTTATGGTAGATCATATCTTGAACCATCTCGTAAAGTATTTAAACAATTAATGTTAATGGAGGATGCTATGTTAATACATCGTATAATGAGAGCTCCAGAAAAAAGAACATTTTATATTAATGTAGGAGCTATACCACCAGACCAAGTAGAACAGTTTATGGGTGAAACTGTTAATAAAATGAAAAAAACACCTTATATAGATCAAACAACAGGTGACTACAATCTAAAATATAATATGCAAAACATTACTGAAGATTTCTACATACCAGTTAGAGGTAATGATAGTGCAACTCGTATTGAAACTACAAAAGGATTGGATTATGATGGTACTCAAGACATTGAATATTTAAAAAATAAAATGATGGCTGCCCTTAAAATACCTAAACCATTTTTAGGCTATGAAGAGGGGGTAGAAGGAAAATCAACATTAGCAGGTATGGATATCCGTTTTGCTCGAACAGTAGAACGTGTTCAAAGAATTGTAGAATCAGAATTAACTAAAATAGCATTAGTACATTTATACTCACAAGGGTTTGAAGATAAAGATTTAGTTGATTTTAAATTAGAATTAACTACACCATCAATTATTTATGAACAAGAAAAAGTAGAATTATACACAGCAAAATCAACAGTAGCGGGTGATATGTTGGAGAAAGGTTTATTTTCAAAAGATTGGGTTTATGAAAACGTATTTGGGTTATCTCCTGATCAATATAATGAACAAAAAGAAGCTATGATTGAAGATGCTATGGCTAAGTTTAGATTATCACAATTAGAAAACGAAGGAAATGATCCAGTAGAATCAGGTATGTCATATGGTACTCCACATGATTTAGCTTCATTATATGGTAATAAAAGAGATAAAGCAGTAGGACCCGCTCAAATACCAACGGGATATGATGAAAAAAGTCCAGGGCGTCCAGTAGAAAAACCTCAAAATTATGGTTCTGATAAGGGTAATCTTAGTAGAGATCCATTAGGTAAAAAAGGATTAGCACCAAATAAAATAGAAAAATCAGCAGATAATAGTAGGATTCCTACTTTTGAAGCACAGAATTTAAAAAAATCTTTACAAAAAATACGAAATAAAAAACAAATTTTAAGTGAAGAAAATGAAAATGGACTTTTATCGGAAAAAAATATTAAGTCTCAGAAATAATCCTATATTTATATATAGATAAATTCGAATTTACACAAAATGAAAGTAAAACATTCTAAGTACAAAAATACTGGGATTTTATTTGAGCTTTTAACCAGACAATTAACTTCTGACACCATTACAGGTAATCAGTCAAAATCTTTATCCTTTTTAAAAAAACATTTTAGTTCTAAAACAGAACTATTAAAGGAGTACAAAATATATCATACTTTAGCTACCCAAAAATATAATAAAGATAGCCAGGCAACTATGTTAATTGAAACTTTATTGGATGCCCATAAAAAACTTAATAAAAGCCAGTTAAGAAGAGAGAAATATAATTTAATTAAAGAAATTAAAGACACATATAATGTGAATGATTTTTTTAAAGCAAAAATCACAGATTATAAAATAATGGCCTCTATTTTTAATTTATTAGAAAATAAAGAGGCTACAGCTTTATCAATAGTTAATTCTAAAGTAACCCTTTTAGAACACATTACAAATAAAAAACAAAGCAAATCTAAAAAAGATGTTGTTTTAGAAAATTATAATAAACAAGATAAAGATACAAGATTACTTACTTATAAAGTTTTACTTGAAAAATTTAATAACAAATATAGTAGTTTAGAAGAAAATCAAAAAACATTATTAAAAGAATATGTTAATAATGTAAGTAATAGTCCGGCTCTTAAGTCTTATATGAACCAGGAAGTAAAAGCAGTTAAACAATTTTTAACTAGATACTCTAAAAAAGTTGAGGATAAAGCAATAGCTGTTAAATTAAATGAAGCAAAATTAATGATTAAACCTTTAAGTAAAAACTCATCTGTACGTGATGATAGTGTTATTAACTTACTTAATTATTATGAATTAGTAAATGAGCTAAAAGCTATACATGGTTAATCTTATTGACATATATAATATAAAAGAATCTGCTTTTAGTGAAATAAAAAAAGATAGAGATCCTGCTAGAGGAAATAAAGGTAAAAGTAAAGAAAAAGATTTTTATTTTGTAGATGAACCTGCAGACCCCGAAACAGGAGCAATAAGATCTAAAGTAGTATATAAACGTTCTATAAAAAGAATGGTAGAAGATTTAGAAGCAGAAACAATTGATTTTAAAAAATTATCAGAAGATAATCCCGATGACATAGTATTATATAATTTATCCGAGGAATTAAAAGATTTATTTAATAGATTTAGAACACACGCTAGAAAAAATTATGAGTAAAAAATTTAACATACACGATTGGCAATCTAAACAACGTTTAAAAGAAGGTGAGGGTTCTACTCTTAGTCTTTCTAAGTCTGATATGGAAAAATTACATAAAGATGGAAAAATCGAAATAGATGGTCATAAAATATTATATAAAGTAGAAGAAGATTTAGATGAAACTAGTACAACAGGTACAGGTGCTTCATTTCAAGCAGGGGCAGGTGAAGGATATGCCACACCCTATGCATTTAAGAAAAAACGAAAAGACGATTAATTATGTTACTAACAGAATATAGACCATTTAATGTAGATAAACAATTAGTGGAAACTTCTATTAAAGAAAATAGATCTTTAGTAGTTAAAGGTGTAATACAGAGAGCAGAAGCTAAAAACCAAAATGGTAGAGTTTATCCTAAAGAAATTTTAGAAAGAGAAATTAGAAAATATGTTGATGGTCCTGTAAGAGAAAGAAGAGCATTAGGCGAGTTAGATCACCCAGAATCTTCTGTAATTAATCTACAAAATGTATCACATAATGTTATTAAAGTAAAAATGGTTGGCGATGACGTATATGGCGAAGTTGAAATATTATCTACTCCAGCAGGTAATATACTTAAAGAATTATTCAGAAATGGAATTACTGTGGGTATTAGTTCTCGTGGAATGGGTTCTGTTCAGGAAAGTGGCAATGGCACTGTAGAAGTACAAGATGACTTTGAATTATTATGTTTTGACTTTGTATCAACACCTTCAACACACGGTGCATTTATGAAACCAGCTGGAAGAGCAATCCAAGAATTACAAGAAGGCATAGCCAGTTCAGTATCAGAATATAAATATACAAACGTAAATAACATAATCCGCGACATTATTTGTGACAATACAGGTATGTGTGAGTGTTAAAGTCATGAACAATTAAATGTTCATTAATGTAAAATTTCCCATAAAAAACTTGGCTGAGCCAAAATTTTGTTATATGTATCACAAACAATAAAGGTTACAATAATGCTCAAGATATTATGAGAGACTAAAAATATATCATAACACAAAGGGAGTTTTTCCTACTTCCTTTCGTTCAATTAACCCGAATATTAACTAAAACAAAAATTATGAAAAAATTGATTTTAAGTTTAGCTTTAGGACTGCTTACAGTTGCTGGAGTAAACGCACAGGAAAAAGGTGACTGGTATGTTGGTACTGGTGACATCACTAACAAAGCATGGACTGAGTGGTCCGTAAGCCCAACAGTAGGATATGGTTTAACAGAAGACCTAATGGTAGGTATGAATGTTTCACAAGCTGACTCTACTGCTGATATGGCTGTTGATTTACACGCAAGATACTTCTGGAAAGGATACTTTGCGTATGTTTCAACTACAGGTTTAAACACTGATAACTTAAGTTATGGTGTCGGTAAAATGTTTACGTTTCACAAAGGCGTATTTGTAGATCCAAAAGTGGTTTATGACGCAACGGCTAAGACAACTAATTTACAATTAGGTGTAGGTCTTAAATTTTAATTATTAACTTTAAAAATCAACAATCATGGAAAAAGTATTTTCATTAGTTAGCGGATTTTTAGGTGGTTTAGGTAAGCTATTTATGGCTTTTATTCCTGTAACTATCCTTTGGTACGTTTTAACAGGTAGTTCAGTTTATGGAATGGATGTAATCGCTAATCTAACTTCATTAGTAAATGGATTTGGAGAAGGTGGTTTCGTAGGATTAGTAGTATTAATTCTTGTAGCTTCATTCTTTACGGACAAAAAGTAATTTTTAATTAAATAACTCAGGAAAGGCGCCTTATGGCGCCTTTTTTGGTTTCCCTTCTTTTTATATATGTATGTTTAGAACATACGGACTTCCTAATAAGCCGTCCCTGATTAGTATAAACCCTATTAAGGTTCCCAATAACCTTATTTCCCGTACAATTTATTAACGAGACTCGAAAGAGAAAAAACTAAAAAAAAATGGCAAAAGACATTTTAAAAGAGGCTATCGCTGACGCTAAAGCTGTTCGTGAAGTTGCTCTTGCAAATGCAAAGGCCGCACTAGAAGAAGCTTTTACACCGAAACTTCAATCTATGTTGTCAGCCAAATTATCTGAAGATCTAAACGAAGAGTATGACGAAGACATGGACGAGGCATACATGGAAGATGAAAAAGATAAAATGGATGAGATGATGTACGATGAAGATGAAGCAGACGAAGATATGAAAGAAATGGCATATGATGAGGACGCTGATGAGGACATGAAAGAATCTAACCTAGATGAGGAAATTGATTTGGAAGAAATTCTTGCAGAACTAGAATTAGAAGAAGGGAAAGACGAAGACAAAGACATGAAAAAAGAAGGCAAAGACGAAGCTGACGAAGACATGAAAGAAGGTAAAGATGCTGATGAAGACATGAAAGAAGGCAAAATGAAAGACGCTGATGAAGACATGAAAGAAGGCAAAGATGCTGACGAAGACATGAAAAAAGAAGGCAAAGACGAAGCTGACGAAGACATGAAAGAAGGTAAGAAGAAAGAAGAATTAGATGAAATGGGTCGCCCAATCTATAAAGCTGAAGATGCAAATTACGCAGGATATACAGCTGATAGAATAGCGGAAGACCAAGAGTTTGATTTAGATTCTCTTCTTGAAGAAATTAACAATTTAGATGAAAAGAAAGACGAAGCTGATGAGGATATGAAAGAATCATATATGGAAGAATCAGAAGCAATTAATGAAGTAGACCCTCTCACAGTAGCAGCAGGAGTTACAGGTTTAATTGCAGCAGCAGGTGGTTTAACAAAAATAGAAATGGCCGCTGATGATCCAGATTTCAAGAAAAAATATCCAAGAGTAGCTAAGGCCCTAGAAAAATTACAATCAATAGGTAAAGCAGCAGCTGATGCCAAAAGAATGCAAGAAGAAACTATGGGTCAAGAACTTGAGGAAACTAAAGCAGCTCTTGAAGCAGTTACTAGTGAACTTAACGAAGTTAATCTATTAAATTCTAAATTGTTGTACGTTAACAGAATCTTTAAAGCTAATAATTTGACTGAAGCACAAAAACTACGTGTAGTTGAAACTTTAGACAATGCAGAAAACATTAAAGAAGCTAAGTTAATTTACGAAACAATTAAGGACACGTTTGTTATCTCAAAAGGTAAAAAAACAACTCCTAAAAAATCAATCAGAGAGGGATTAGGAATGGCTTCTAAAGCTGCAGGAACATCTACAGCTCCAAAGAAACCAGTTCTTAACGAATCGAATGATATGGTAACTAGAATGCAAAAACTAGCGAACATTAAAATTAATCAATAACTTAAAAAAATTTTTACAAAATGGACAATGTAAACAATTTATTAGAAGGTGCAAGCCCTTACCAAGTTCTACAGGAGCAAGCTGGAAAATTAGCTAGCAAATGGGATAAATCAGGACTTTTGGAAGGAATTGAATCTTCTACAGAAAAAAACAACATGTCAATGTTGTTAGAAAATCAAGCTAAGCAGCTTGTAAACGAAGCTACCACTACAGGTACAGGTACTTCAATTAGTACAGGTAATTCTGAAGCGTGGGCAGGTGTTGCTCTTCCACTAGTACGAAGAGTATTCGGAGAAATCGTAGCAAAAGACCTAGTATCAGTTCAACCAATGAACTTACCAGCAGGTTTAATTTTCTACCTTGACTTCCAATATGGTTCAGCTGGAACTACTAACGCAGCTAATGAATCACTTTATGGTGCTACTTCAGATCTTAAGAGAACTGACGGTGCGTTTAACAAAGGTTTATACGGTGCAGGTGAGTACGGTTACTCAATGCATACAACTCAATCTGTAATCGCAGGACTTGATTCAACAGCAGGTCACGCTAACCACAATACTGATGGTTTAACTGATTATGCTACTGGATCAGCAGCACTTTTAGGAATTTTAGGTGGTGATACTGAATTTTCAGCTTCAGTTAGTTTAGCGGGTGCTGGATTCCCATTTGGTAACCCAGGAGACGCAACAGCTGATACAATTACAACAGTATTAGTTGCAACATCATCTTTAGTTGACTTTGATTTAGAAGGAATTAGAGCATTTAAAATCTCTGATGAAAATGGTCACATCGATGAATTCTTCCCACAATTCACAAGAATTAATGGTGGTGATATCGAATTCGTAGTTAGACATGGTGCTGGAACAGACCCAGTTAACTATGGTAAAATTACGGTTGAATACCAAAAAGGACCAGATAACCTAAATGATAGAGGTGACTTTGAGGATTCTTCAGCTAACACAACAGTATCTCAAGGATATACTAACTCTTCATTAGACATTCCTGAAATCAATGTTCAGTTAAGATCTGACACAGTTGCTGCTAAAACACGTAAATTGAAAGCACAATGGACTCCTGAGTTCGCTCAAGATTTAAATGCTTACCACTCAATTGACGCTGAAGCAGAATTAACTTCAATCTTAAGTGAGTACATTTCAATGGAAATTGATCTTGAAATCTTAGATATGTTAATCAGAAACGCTGATACAATTGAAGGATGGAGTGCTAAAGTTGCACAAGATGTATCTGTAAGCTCTAATAACACTACAGGTGGTACTACAGCAATTACTCACACATCAACTCAAAACAATTTAGGTGTATACTACACTAAAATGTCTTGGTTCCAAACTTTAGGTGTTAAATTACAGAAAGTTTCTAACTTAATTCACCAGAAAACTTTAAGAGGTGGTGCTAACTTTATGGTAGTATCTCCAAAAGTATCTACAATCTTAGAATCAATCCCAGGATTTGCAGCTGACTCTCCAGGAGATCAGAACAAATACGCAATGGGTGTTCAAAAGATTGGTGCAATTAATTCTAGATACACAGTTTACAAAAACCCTTACATGAC